AGTATCCCACCATTCATCTGCAGGCTTAAGCCAAGGTACTAGACCACCAACATCAAAAGCAGTGTCAATAACACCAGCTCCGACACTCGCCACTTGACCAACAACTGGTGTGTCTAAGATCTTGTCACCAAGATGCTTACTGTCTTCTTTGGCTTGCGCCTCTTTTGCAGCAGTAGCTTTAGCTTCTTCTTTTTCTGCTTTTACCTTGTTCTCTTCTTCTAAAGCAGCCTGACGTTGTTCTTCTACTCGATGAGCTTCAAACCGTTGTTCAACCTCATCAGTAGGATCATATCCTATTTGTCCAAATTGTTCATTAATATTCATTTAGCACCTGCTAATTTACGCTTTAGAAGTTCAGGGTTCATGTTGTCACCCTGTGCCCAAACAGAAGGGCCAAAGCTGATAGGTTGTGATCTGGCACTTTCGATTAGTTGCCGCTCGGCTGGTGAAGCTCTGTCAACAGGACCAATCCAAGGTGTAATGCCACGAGAACGCATAAGAACAAGAGCTAGATAGTCTTGGGTCTTTGCATCAAATTTTGAATTAAGTGAAATGCCTCCAGCCAACTTAATTGTATCGTCCAAAGTACCAGTATTATTGGTAAATTGATAACGTCCAGCAGCGTGTAATCGACCATTTTTTTGTGCTTGGATAACTTCACCAATAGTCATATCAGTTAAAAGTTTACCTAAAAGAACTGTGCTATGACCAGGATTGATGGCTTCACGGCCTTCTTTAGTTCCGCCTTGATTCATGGCATTGTAGCCACCATCATTATTTTGAATGTAGGAAGACGACTCATATTTAGCTAGGACATTTAAAGCCCTAACTTGGTCATTACTAATTTCAAAATTACGGCTATAAACTGAAGGCGATCCAGATGCCATAATCATAATATCGCTGTTGGTAGCACTAGGGTAAATCCCAAACTTTTTATAATTACTAGGTATAGAGTTCTCAAATTTTAGCGCAGTACCCAAACCTTCAGGTATGTTTAAGCCTTCATAAGCGTTAAACTGTTTCTCTAATAATTCAGCATAAGAATAGCGATCACCATTAGGTTTAGTCACTGTCCTTTGCATAATTTGAATTTGCGGAATCAAAGAATGTTTTTGACCGTTGTTGTACTGCGTAATTACTTTTTTAAGAACTGGCTCCGTAATAATAGGGGTATTGATAGCAGCAGGATTACCGCTAAGAATTTTTTGTAAATCACTAGTTGTAGTTTCAGGGGTTACAGCTTGGGCATCATGATTGGAATAAAATTTGAAAATGCCTGAATCGAACGGTTTTCCTTCCTTAGCTCGCTTAATGAGATCCTCTTCATTCATAAGAGAATACTTACCACCTTCTTTGTCAAATTCGGCATTGAAAGAGCTAATTGCGTTGTTATATGCAGTATTAGAATCATTAGTATTTTCCATAGCAAGCTTATACATGCTACGAAACTCATTTAAGGCATGGCGTCTCATGACACCAAGAGAATAATGAATAGAGGTAGCACCATTTACCCTTGCTCTAGAACGTAAGCGTTCTGAAATTGATTCTTTAGCACTAGTCATCAAAGATTCTGACGGGTTAGTTTTATCAGATTTATCGGCTAGTTTCATCAATCTGATACGCTCATCTAAAGGAATTCTTTGATCAGTCATAATGGTGTCAGGCGAGATATTACCAACCTTGATACGATTTTCGATATCAGCAATGACAGGAGCTGCATTAATAGCTTGGTATGTCTTGTCGCGCAGGCTTTCTAAAAAGGCAATCTGTTCACTATAATCAGGTCCAAGCTGCTGATACCTTTTGACCATCTCAGTAATATTTTCAGCATTTAAATCTAAAGTTCCATCTCCAAGCAAATCATCTTTAACGGTATCAGCTAAATTATTAAGATCTTTTTCAGCAGCATGTCTGCGCTGAGTAACTTCGGCTCTATGGAGTTGCTCCCTAGTTCCTCGCCTTGCTTCAGTAAGTTTTATCAATTCACCAGGGAATAGTTGTGCAAGAGATTTATCAGGCTGATGAGAAAAAGAAGAATTCATAATTTCAGAAACTTCGTCGTCACTCATACCTACAACAACACCATTAATAACCTGGCGTTGATCATGCATAATTTGAAACAACCTTTCTCTAGCAGCCGACTGCTGACCTGGATGAATATTAGAAATATAATTATAAGCAAAATGAAAACGCTGAGCAGCATTACCATCGCTACTACGAAATTTAGTTTCTACTTTATCAATCTGCTGTTGACGTTGAAGGCTCACTTCATCAGTCATTGCAGAAGCAACAATCTGATTAGTACCTTGAGACATTATAGTCAAAGCATCAGTCAAAAAAGCAGGGCTCTTTCCATAGAATCCATTATCTTGGATATGCTTTTTTAACAGCTGTTGCGCTACAAGTGCTTTATCTTTACTTGAATGTGCCTCACTAGGAGTGCCAGTACGAAATGTACCGTTAGGACCATAAAGTTTTACTTGAGTCTCTTTATCATTCATAAAGGACTGCTGTAAAAACATCGGCCAACGTTGTGCCATGTAATTAGCCTGTGCATGTAGCTCAGCTGTATTAAGACCATGTGCTTGCGCACGTAATTCAGCAGTCTGTATAGGACTAGAACCGTTAGCTTCAGCAGCAGCAGCACCACCAAGACGACTGATGTCAGTCATCTGCAGGTTATACATCGTGTACTTATCAGCAATGTATCCAGCAGCGTCACTTTGCTCAGATGGTCCTTGTGTGTACAACCGATAAAGATGTTCGTCGTAATCAGATTGGTACTTATCCTCTCTGTACTTAGTAATCATCCCGGCAGCCTGAGCACTTAGACCAGCAACTGCTTTATAAATACCTGCACGGTTAGCTCCTAATTGTTGCTGACGTTCAGCATTTTGCTGCGCACGTATTTCAACAGCATCTCTTTTGGTCTTATCATTTAGTTGTAGCAGTTTGGAATAGTTACTAAAACTTGCCCGCTCAGCCTCCATCTTTTCATTAAAAGAATTAAGATAAGCGGCAGTATTAGCAATATCTGCATCTCGAACTTCCCTGATACCACGTATAGTATCGTCAGCTCGATTTAGAATTCGTTGTGAAGTGTCAGGCGCTTTAATTGGATCAAAGCCCTCACCTTGGGCGTACCCACGAAATTTTGACATAATTAATATTTAGCTAAATATTGAAGCAATACCACCAACGACAGCTGCGGCAGCTGCTACAGGTGCACCAGCAGGTCCAAAGGCGGCGGCAACAGTCGCAACTGTTCCGGCAACACCAGTGATAATGCCTGCAGTACTAGAACCAGTAGCTTGTGCAGTTGCACCGGCACCCCTGACGGGTTCGACAGGACGTGGAGGTAAGATGTTAATAGGCAGTTCCGATTCAAACGGCTTTGGATATGGAATTGCAACTTTTGGTTTAAGTTGACGATTGGCATACGTTTGAAGGTCAGCAGCATATTTTTGACGGTTAACCTTTTTGAGGTTAGCTTCGTAGGTATCAGCAGCACTAAGCAATGAATTACCTAATTGCTCACGAGACATATTAAACTGTTCTTCTGACATGCCCAATGTTTCAGCTACAAAAGATTTAGTTCTTTCTGCAGAATCAACAGTTTGAGTTTTCTTGTCAGAAGCTTGTCTAGTTGATACCTTTCGCTGACGCAAAGCAAACCCAGACTCAGTATCCTTATTGTATGTAGCTTTAAGAATCTCCCTATCTGTATTAATAGAAAGTTCAGAGCGTGTAAGTTGGTCAGCAATAAGCGCTGAGTTAACACCAGACAACGCTGTAATTGATTGCAAGGCTTTAGCGGCTGAGTTGCCACGACGACCTTGTGCTCTAGCTTGACCAGTATCTTGCAAAGTGCGTATACGATTCTGGTATTGTTTGGTGTTTGATTCAGCTCTAGTATCAGCTTCTTTTTGATCAGCTTGCTTTAGACCAAACTTAACATCACTTTTTGACTTATCAGTCTGTAGATCAATTAAAGCTTGATTTGTTTCAAAATCAGTTATAGCATTTTTAATGTTCTGATCTTGCTGGTTATAGTCAAACTTACTCTTAACTACTTGCTGATCAAATTGAAGGTTTAGTTCATCAGTTTGAAATGCAGTTTCAAGGATGCGCTCTTGAAATACACGCTGCTCACCTTCACGCGCAACCTTTGCAGCTTCTTCGTTAAAGATGAGTTGATCAACAAAAGTATTCTCAGACTTTTCGTACGCTTCTAGTTTGGCATTCTCTTGAATGTCCCGGATCTGCATATTGCGTTTCCAGGTATCCTTAGCCTGAGAATCAGTAAGATCTTTTTTGACCTTATTTTGAAACTCCTGAGAATAGTAATTGTTTAAATTAGTTTCATACTGCTTCTGCGCTACGGCTGTATTAAACTGTTTTATCTTTTTCTTAGCACTAGCCATTAAGCTCTCCTATAGAATTTAGTAGAATAATTTCCTTCCCACATAGCGGAGTTCATGGAAACAATAAAAGGCGTATCACTGAACACACGTAGGGTATAGTTGTTGTTACGTTGATTGATTGGAACAGTGAATACATTACTGTCTTCAATAGGTACTTGATTTAAAGGTGAATAACCAGTGTTAAAAATATCACCAGTAATGGCGAATTCAGTTTCTTCTCTTGGTTTAATTTTAAACTGGACATCACCAGACAAACCAATAGAGAACTTCATTCTACCAACTGTTAAATAGCCGGTATAATCAACACGTTCGCCGTTACGAACAAAAATCCTAGGTAGCTTTACATCAAAGTTAAACTTATAACCAACCTTCCAATTAATAGAAGTGTAGTCTTTACCTGTAAGGATGAAGTGACTGCCTCCACTTGCACTAGTTGTTGGTGTCAGAAATAAACCAGACTCTGTAGATCCAGACGTAGCGTCTTGCACACATACAGGAGTCAGATTAGATAACAACTCAAAGGGTACAAATAGCTTTGTAGTTTTTGTAGTTACATCGTATGTTTTGCTGGTAGGAGCTACCATAAAATCAAACGATGAATTACCGCTAACAGTTGTAGTGCTAGTAGGTAAAGCATTTAGTTGAGAGGTAACCAAGGTCATTTGACCGCTACCCTTAACAACAGAAATAACAGAATCGGTATCTGTTACAAAGAACTGGACATTACCGGGCATATCCCAGCTATACCATGCACGCATGATGTTCTGTTGTCCTTCTGTGTATGACCTATAAAAATAAACCTTGCTACTAGTCTGACCATATAAACCAATGAAAGAGTTTTGCGTATCAGAGAACATTGCAGAAACTGTCTGCGGTATGTATTGAGTAACAGTCTTACCTAAGTCAACAAATAAAGGGCTAGCACCTTGTCCTTGTGTCTGCATTCCAAACACACGGCAGTAGTCAGTAGTCTTATTGATAAAGGTGATACTAGTACCGTTTTCTACAGGGGGAACAACAGGATCAACTTCGTAATTAGATATAGATTTAATTACAGCAAGGGTAGGAGTTAACACAGCTGAATCTGAAAACAGCATAAATTGTTGCTGTTGACTAAATAGAACTACACCTTGTGTGACAGGCAAAGCAGCTGTCAAAGTGACAGGCTTATTGCTTCCACACTTCAGGTCAATAGGATCTGCATCAGTTTGTACTTGTGCTGAGTTAACAAAGAAATTAAAAAAGTTTTCTCCTTTTGCAGGCTGGCTTAGAATTACAGCATCAGCGGCTAGCAGGCCAAGACGGTTGTTAGCAAAGAAAGCATAGTTAATTTTTTTCCCAATAAACCCTGGCTCAGGATTAGTAACAGCATCACCTACAACTCTATTGTCATATGTAATAGTAGAAAAAGTAAATGCATTCACAGCTGTTCGAGACAGCTTATGCGGTAAGGTAGTATTATTTAAACCTACAGGAACACCAGGCTTAACAGTTTCATTCCATGTTGTTCCATCTGAAAGAACATAGAAGTCATCAGCAGCAGCAGAAGTATTAGATACTTTAATGATGGCAGCATTGTTAGAACTAGCAGCTGGAAGATTGGCAACACTGTCTACTGTTGCAGATACAGAACCACTTACAGTACTAGAAGACATAGCAGCAGTTACTGTCTTATTGATAATGATGATCTGATCCTGTCTAGAGACCACATGAAAATCATTGTGCCCATTGTTTAGATAGGCTTGCCCTGTACCATTTGTCATGGTCGCTGCTGTTCCGTTTGTATTCCACAGCTGGATAGTCTGAGACTTAATGACACCTACATATGCTTCAGTACTTGAGTAGCGGTAGTAAAACCAATGGCCTGTAGCGTAAGTAGTAGCAGATCCAAGGTTGGCAATCCAACTAAACCCTGGCCGTTTAATTAGACCAAAGGTGGGATCTGGATAGCCATTGATGATTTCAGAAACTTGGTTAGGTAATTTTTGGTCATCAGGTTGAGTCGAAACACCACCCAGAAAGTTTGGTATTTGTTGAGTGATGTTTGCCATTAGTATCGGTAAAGAGCTTTGTAAGGTTCGTAGCTGATATAGAAGTCGCCACCTTCAGGTGCACCAAAGTATGAATAATCACCTTGGTTACATTCGTACTCCATAGCCATGGCTCGGTTGTACTGTTCCTTCTGTTGGAGTAGTTGGTATTGAGTAGGGTCTCCTACAATTCGACTAGAAAAGATTGTGGCTGCGCGTGCAACAACATAGTCTCTAATAGGTTTAGGTAAATCACCCCAGTCGTAGAAGTAAACAACATCTACAGTGGGAGTTTCAGTCCATTGATAAGTATGGTTCTGACGATCGTACAACTTACCTTTACGTTGTACAGCATCTTTGCTTTTGTTTGCATGATGGTTTGACAGGTCAACCTGCAACACATCACTAGGTACTAGGATTTCTTTTGTAGTTGTATCAGGAACAAAAGAACTAAGGTGATATTCTTTATTAAATGTCCAGCCTTCAGCCTGCACTTCACGCGACACATTGGTCAGTGTTTCAAAAGCGAGCGCAACGTCCGGGTTGGTGTTTTCAAGTTTAGTGACAGGAGCTTGGCCTACAGACATGAGGATCTCATTTACTGCAGTTAGTTGATCAGTTGTTGGAGAACTAGGAATAGCCATAAAGAGATCTCGTAAGAATAAAAAAAAAAGGGCTCCCGAAGGAACCCTTGTGTATAGATAAATTAGAATGCAGAAGGAGCAGAAGCACCTACATACAGCTCGACGCTGGCTGCAGGGTTCAGATAATCTGCACCACAGGCCAAACGGCCAAGCATCACGTCGCCTTGGTAAACGACTGATACGTCTCCACTGGTGACTTGCACCTGTGGACCAATGGCTTCGACAAGACCGGCTGCTTCCTTTTGGAAGATCAAACCACAAGACTTAGCGCCAACTTCAGAAGCTGTGCCGTAATCGTTGTTGATACCGGTTTGTGCACCAGAGGCATCTTCCATGGTTTCACCCACGAAAGAACCTACATTGGTAGGAGAGGTGACACCAGTAGTGCCGCCGTAAGCAGTGCCGTACTTGCCAAGGAAAGGAATATTCATTGACTTGAAAATTTTGATACCTGCAATCTCAATGATGCCATTACCGTTTTGCAATGACGTTCCTTGAGTATCGCGGTTTACAAGACCGTTAGATCCAACGGCTTGGATCAATTCGTAGTATTGACGTGGGTTGAGAATCCCGACTCTGCCGTCAGAACTTACACCCTTTTCGTCTAGTGCAGCAGCTGCGTCATAGAAAGCAGCTACCAGACCAGCAGAGGAGAAAGCATCAGAATCGTTAGTGGTTGCACCAACGCGAACCTGAGTACCACCTGGCTCAACAAAGCCAGATTTAGTGATAGGTGATGCTTGACGTGCACCGCGTGCTACTGCACGGAATGCAAGACGGTCGTATTTTTCTGCCAAGGCATACCCGATTTTTCGACTTATCTCAGACCTCAAGTCGTAATGAGAAAGTACTTCGTCTAAATTGTAAACAAAGGCTGAACTAATGAGCAGATCATCACAAGTAATGGTCTTTTCAGCGACCGGAGGTGCACCATCAGAGTTACCTAAAATGCTATTTCCAGGCGTATGAAATTCACTTTTGGTACGGCCAGTGTAGATGAACTGCAAAGATTTGCCGTTCTTAAGTGTACGCTTCATGATCAAATCACGAGCGATTGTGTTATTTTGGAACCCTTTAAACATCTCTCCACTGAAGAGTTTAAGATAAAGAGCGCGGGCATCTCCCGTTGCGTTTGACTGACCAGCCCTTGTAAGGTTAGTGGTCAGTGTAGAATTTTGTTGTGCCATTAAATTGGTAAATTAAATATAAACAGGACTAAGATCTTAGAAAATTTTTGTGGTCTATCCCACCGTCTAGACGGCAAAGGGTATCCTCGTAAGGGCCAATGCCAATAGTAGGAGAGGGAATCGAACCCCCTCTACACCATCTACCTAGTTGTCAATATAATGCTGTACTTGATTAATCCTTTTCTTTTGTGTTATACCACCTTCAGCTCCAGGTAAATTAGTTTTGTTACCTTCAGCAAAAGACTTTAGTACGCCAGAATCTGCTACACCTTTTGCAGCGATCGATAAACCTTGTAGCACCTTGAGTGCTGTGATGCCTTTCTTTTTACGTGCCATTAGAAATCAATGTCAGAATTTTCTAGAGTGTTAATTACATCCTGCCTGTAAGCAGGATCGTTGTCATATCGTGGGTCAGCCATAGCTGCAATTAGTTCAGCTTGACTACGGAAACCTTTGGATTCAGTAGGTGCACCCTTACCTGTTAGCAACTCACCTTCATAACCTTCAGAGTCGGCATAACGTGCCATCAAAGTTTGTACAGCAAAGAAGCAGGCAGCTGGATCGCCACCGTCCATAACAGCATCGTACAAATCAATCTCCTCTGAACTGAAATTATCTGATGCCCATTCAAGTAGCTGGCCATACTGTTCTTCACCTCCAGCCATATCTTGAAGGGCAGCTACATCCTCGTCGTCAAGACCTTCACCAACTTCTTCATCCTCATCTTCAGTTGCCTCTGACTCTTCAGTCTCTTCATATTCCTCTGACTCTTCAGCACCGTCTTGCTCACCTAGNTTCTGTTGTAGCTCTAAGTAAGCTTTTTCAAGTGCAGCAGGGGAATCATACTTACCAGCAAGTAGAGCTTGCTGNTCTTCAACCATCCCTTCGCCAATAGCTAGGGATTCTTGTTCGTCAGCATTTAATGTACTTGAATCAGGTGTTGTGTTGTCAATAGAAAGTGTTTCAGACATGGGTGTTTTTATTCAGGTTGTTGTTGAAGTTGTGGGGGTAGTTCTGGGGCTTGGCCACCTTGTGGTTGTGCACCATCAATTTGTGCAAACTTACTTGCTTGTTTAGTTATTTCTAAATCCTTCTGCTGATCCATTGCTTGCTGATCACCTTGCTGTACCTCTTCAGAACCACGTACAAGGTTAAGTACATCGATACCTTGTGAAGCTGCAAGACGTTTAATCACTTCATCAGGGTTGATGTACTTAGCAATAGAGTCTGGACCCATTGTTTGTGCAATGGTCTGCATAAACATACTTAGACTCTCACGGTCTTGACCACGACCAAGTGCATTGACACCAGCAACAATGGTTGGCTTTACAAGCTTGGCAGGTAGGCGTGGGATATCTCCATTACGTTGAAAGATACTAAGTTTACGGTTAAGGTAAGGAACAAGGAAATCAACAGTAAGCAGACTAAATAGACCACCAAGTTGTTGTTCTAATTCCATCTGTGTCATCCGTACTTCTTCAGCTGTAGTACGTTCGCTATTTCTTACTTGAAGAATAAGGAATGCCTCAGCTAAACGCTTCTCAATTGTTTGGATCATTTGATAAGCAGTGTTGAAGTCAGCTGACTTACCAACATTGATGACTCCAATATCATCTGGCCTTCCTTGTATAATTGCACCGTTACCTGCCTTAGCAAGAGTAGAAGGTTTAGTTGTACTAGAAGGTGAAACAACAAATACAACTTTAGCAGCTGCAGCTGAGCCTTCAATAATTGCTTGAGATAAAGCATCTAGTGATTTAAGATCACCAATAAACTCTTCTACTCTGCCTCTACCGTAGGCTTCATTATCTACAGTGTTAAATCTCAAACTTAACCAAGGGTTAGTGTCAAGCGGTGACTTACCTTGAGACTTAGGGATGATCTTTCCGTACACCTCTTGGTGCCAAATAAATCTATTGTTGTCACGTTTAACATGTGTGTAAACATCGCACTGATTGGTTTGACCAGTACCAGCGTATGTTTCATCTGTCTTATCGTAAACACTTTTAAGGTCGGGGACCAGTGCTTCAATAATTTTTTTGTTGATGCGTTCTTTAGTTACAATCTCAATTACATTACCGAGGCCATCTCTATCTACAACATACCGATTCAAAGGATACAACTTGAGCTTGTCCTTTGCCATGTAAATCAATGCGTTACCACTGACAACTAAATGCTTAAGTGCTTGATGAACAACAACACGATCGTCTGAAGCTGCAATAGCTTCCATCATGGTACGTTCAATTTTAGAGAAAGAAAGGTCAAGTTCAGAACGAACTTCAGGATCAATCTCTTCATTCAAGAAACTAGCTTCATCTAGTTGTAGCTTAAAAAAGCTTGTTTGTGGAGGGAGCAACGCAAGCATCAATTTGGATGCCAGCGTCACAACTCCTTTACTTCCTACGCTTTGATATGGATTGACCAACACTTTATGAGAACTATTGTCCTCATCTTGCTTGATCAAATATGGCAAAGTTAATTTAGATGCATCTATTGCGGATTGTAGAAACTGGTTACGGTCAGAACTGAGAGCTTCGTATCGTTGTTGGGCTGTCATGTTATGAGGCAGTTATGCTACTGTTTGAAATACCTAGAATATTAAGTCCTTTTTTTTTACGTGTTACTTTCTTAGCAGGGTTTGGTGTATAAGATTTTGTAAGCTTACGACCTACAGAATTTGCAGTGGTTTTCTTTTTAATTCCAGACAAACTGCTACGAACTTTATCTAATGACCTCCCATACTTATCAGGTATCTTGTCAAAATTAGGGTTAGATGCTTGCGATAAATTTTTACTTGTACCACCTTTGCTTGTATAACGGTCTTTAATTTTAGCTTTAATATCTTTAAAATATGCAGCACTGTCGAAATTATTTGTTGAATTATTTTGATATTTCTTGAGTCTACCAGTATCTTTGATATTAACTTTTAACCTTTGAGGCCCTTTATACTTCTTTTTTAAATCACTCCAGTTACTTTTAACTCCCTCTGCAACAGCTTTAGGAGGATTAAATTTTTTCGCGTTAATACCGTCAAGTGGTTCAATAGTTAAGCCGAAGTTGGGTTTTTTAACTTTCCCCTTAGGTTTTTTAACNTTCCCCTTAGGTTTTTTAACATTCCCCTTAGGTTTCTTAGAGTTTTTAGGTGCGGCAACGTGTTTAGGAATATTTGTGCCAACCTTCTTTGGATCGTATTTCGGCAGGTTATTATATATAGGTGTTGTATTTTTAATACCTTTAAGCTTTTTGCCTCTTGCTTTTTTAGCAATTGCACGCACCTTGCTTGGTCCTTTTACATTGGCCTTTTTAACTAGCTGTGCAATCTTCTTAGCGGTTGCTGTGCCTTTACTAGCTTTAGAGATTTGCTTAATCTCTTTTCTAGAAACTTTGCCACCACTTTTAGCGGCTCGCTTAACAGCCTTATTAACTTGACGTGGCTTTGATAAGTCTTTTGCGAGTTTTACTATTCTTTTTTTTAGCCATTAGTTTCCATCCGGTTAATTAACCACTCAACAACTGAACGTTGGCCAGAGCGGTACATGATCTTTTCAATAGAGTCATCAGGAGAAGGGGTGATAGGTGGGTACATCGTCTCCATTTCATGAAGGACTGCTCGCGCTTCCATTCCAAAGATCTCAAGCGTATTGGGGGAGATTTCTTGCATCATGTTCAAAGAAGGCAGGCATTCTGGCAGAGCGTGTAAATGATAGTTCTGGGGCTTTACCCTGATACATCAGGTTGTCACTAGAATCTAACCAAGTTTGTTTGTTTAAAGTTCTATCGGTGCTGACACCTAGTGGTTGCATCACCCAGTTAATTGTGGCCAGGCGGAGCTTATCAAGACTAGGACTGATATCAAGCCCCAACTCCCGACAAACAAGACTATTGGTAGCAACGTGAATTTGTTCATCTCTACTTATGTCAGCACTTACTGTTCGCATTCCAGCGTCACCATTAGCGCGGAAGAATGGTAAAAGAACGAAGAAAATTGAACGCTCGGCAACCATTGCTTTCGTAAGCGTGTGATCAGGATGCGAGACCCAAGCATCTCGTAGCCGTAACGCTTCGGCTTCAGCTTTCTCATCAGTCCCGTAAGAAGATGCGATGTAACCAAGAGCCACGTCGTGGTTTTCTTCGTCCTTGATGTTTGATAGCAGTAGCTTCCGCGCCACGTCTGGAACTTTACCGGTAAGCGCATCAGCTATAAACTCTCCCACAGGTAGTTCCAAACTGCGCAAAGCAAGTGCACGGTGAATCGTTGCCTGGGTACCTTCTTTGCATGTACCAGCAGTCATCTGCACTGGTGTCCATTTTCGTTTTCTGTTTAATAGTTTCTGATAAGGGTTCATTCTTGGCAATCACATTGAGGTTCATTTAATAGTTGCTCCAAGTAATCGTTAACATCAGTTTCATCTAAAGCGGCATACGCGCTTGACTTATCCTGTACGTCGCCCATAACTTGAAGGCTGTAGTAAAGGGAAGTCTGGGGCGATTCAAGCCACTCTTCAATGAAACTCTCATCCATGGTGACTAAATCAGCCCACCAATTTAGAGAATAACCGTGCAGAAGTCCAGTCTTATCCAATAAAATCATTATATTATTTGCAACTTTGATGAAGTTATCCCATCCTACTTCGGATGCAATTTCTACTTCACCATAGTTGTATGTCTGTACTCCAAAGGTGCCACTGTCACGATCGACAGTACGTGCAATTGGAGGAGCAATCTCAGGCGTTGATGTATAACCATCAAGATCCTTTGAGCGGTAGCTACAAGACGCTGTAGGAGCGATAGCAAAAGCTCGGACCATATTGTGTTCCCTAGCAATTAGGGCTGCCTGATCAATACCTACAGCAAGTTGGGAGGCAAGCTCAAAAGCAGGCGAAGCTTTTACTTCACCGTTTATATAAGACTCAAGAGCATTTCCAAATTGCTTATAAGTTACTCCGTACCGTCTGAGCAGGTTTGCAAGTCCGAGCATCCCAAGTCCAACTTGACGGTCGGTCTCAGATGGGAGGTACTCTCCCGTATTGCCAACACCAGTGCAAGGGTGGAGGGCACACAATTCCTGCATACCTTCAA